AAACGCATCGCAGCAAATCGGGCAGAAAAAGAATTAAGTTCGGTTGAGGTTGAAGAATGGGGCGAAGACGGTCAACCGGAGACCCTATTCTTCAGCGAAGTTTCTGCACGTGATATTTCAAAGATACAGAAAAAGCACGCTGACTTTATTAACAACCCAACAATGGATGCTATGGTTGAAATGATCATCCTGAAGTGTCAAACGGCTGATGGTGAAAAGGCTTTTGATATTGGTGACAAGTTCATCTTGATGGGTGAACCGTTAGGCATGATCGCCAAGGTGTTTGGTGCTATCTTTGAAACGGTATCTGTTGAGGAACACGAAAAAAACTAAGGGGCGATCCATTTAGGTTCAATCTGATTGCACTGGCTGAACTATTAAGCAAGACCATTAGCGAGATTGAAGAAATCAGTGTTACGGAATACAATGAATGGGTCGCATACTTTAAACTAAAGAAGGAGCGCGAAGAAGATGGCAGTTGAAAAGCTCACGTTTGAGATGAACGCCGTTGGCAACGCCGTTCCTGAAATGAAGAAAGTCCAAGCCCAGCTTGGCAATGTCAGCAAATCGATGACGATGGCCACCGCCGGTTTGCAGAAGCACGCAAACGCCAACCGTGCGTTGGTGGGTGCAAACAAGAACCTTACGCGCAATCTAGGCATGGCATCCTTGCAATTCCAAGATATGGCCGTTCAGGCTTCAATGGGAACTGATGCCTTGCGGATCATGACAATGCAAGCACCGCAACTTGCATCTGTATTCGGGCCAAAAGGGATGATCTTGGGTGCGGTTATTGCCATCGGCGGTGCCTTTGCAATGCTAGGTGATAAGACAACCAAGCTGACATTTGACTTCAAGAAGTTTGGCGAGGATATGCGCGTGGCATTTGCACCGTTCATTGATTTCATACGTCCCGCCGTCGATCTGGTCACAAGAGGTTTCGAGCTATTCAAAGAAGGCGCAATGATTGCCATCAATGGCGTGATCAATGGGACTGCCGCTTTATATACGGTCTATGCAAATCTTCCCGCTATTGTGCGTGAAGCCTTTGACCGTATGTTCACCCGTGTGGAAATGTTTAGGATAAATTTCCAATATTTCACGTTAAGTGTGAAAGAGAAATTCTTTGAAATGATTATTGCGATTGTCAGCCGGTTTAGGGATGCCATGACATCCTTGGGTGCTGAATTGCAACGATTTGGCATTGATTTCCCAGATGACATTGGGGCAGCAAGTTTTGACAAGTTGGAAGAAAAGCTAGGTGACATCAAGCACACAATGTTAGGCTTGCCGATTGAAGTGGCCATTTTGCGCAGTGAATTAGATGCGCCATTTGACAGCGTGACATCACTTAAAGACGATCTAGCCAATATCCCTAAGATTGATCTATTTTCATATTTTGACCGTGTGAAGGTCAAATCAAAAGAAACCGCTGATGCAATGAAGGACATCACAACGGTTGCAGATATGGTTGGCAATCAGTTTGAAAATGCATTCATGTCAGCGGTCAAAGGCACCAAGTCTGTCAAGGATGCATTCCGCGCTATGGCCGTTGAAATCATCGGTGAATTGTTCCGTATCTTTGTTGTGAAGCAGATCACCGGCTTTGTTACAAGCATGTTCACATCTGCATTCCCATCCATTGCTGGCGTTCCAGCGCGTGCAAACGGTGGGCCAGTGAATGCAAACACCCCTTATATGGTCGGCGAACGTGGGCCAGAATTGTTTGTGCCAGCGCGTTCAGGTTCTATCATGCCAAATGAGCGGATCAAAGGTGGCGGCGGTGATGTCGTTGTCCAGCAAACCATCAACGTGTCAACAGGCGTGCAACAAACCGTGCGCAATGAAATTCAATCCTTGCTTCCACAGATTGCCGAAGCGTCGAAAGCGGCGGTCATGGATGCACGCAAAAGGGGTGGCAGCTTTGCCAATGCGTTCTAATGGCTATTAGTTATCCTTTAACACTCCCATCACATACCGGCATTCAGTCAATCACCTTCAGGATGGTCAACACCGTTGGCATCAGCCAATCGCCTTTCACCTATGCGCAACAGGCGGTGGCACATAGTGGCCAAAGGTGGGAAGTTGACGTTACTTTGCCACCTATGAAGCGTGCGGATGCTGAACAATGGGTGGCATGGTTGATTAGCTTACGCGGCCAGCTTGGCACATTCACCCTTGGCGATCCTATTGGCACAACGCCACGCGGATCAGCCGGCGGCACACCTTTGGTAAACGGTGCAAGCCAAACAGGCGGCACATTGGTGATTGACGGTTGCACGGCCAGTCAGACAGGTTGGCTAAAGGCTGGCGATTATATTCAGCTTGGATCAGCGGGTTCAGCCACCTTGCACAAGGTTTTGCAAGATGCTGACAGCGATGGGTCAGGAAACGTGACCTTGGATATATGGCCGTATATACGGACGGCACCGGCAGATGATGCCACGGTCACAACGTCAAACACGGTTGGCAACTTTAAATTGGCCAGCAATCAGCAAAACTGGAATGTAAATGAAGCGTCAATCTATGGCATGACCTTTGGCGCATTTGAGGCAATCTAATGTCACGCACGATAGCATCCAGCATAATCACCAAACTAAGCCAAGACACGGTTTACCCGTTTTATGCGATTGATCTGAATTTTGACAGCACGCCGGTTTACGCATGGACAGGCTTGGGTGAAATTTCATTGCACGGGAATACCTACAGCGGCACTGGTCAACTATTGCAGATTTCAGAGGTGCAAGAAACACAAGATATTGCCGCCAGAGGCATGACGATTGCTTTAAGCGGTGTTCCATCAGGATTGTTGTCTTTGGCACTCACGGAACCATATCAGGGTCGCACAGCTAAAGTTTATCTTGGTTTTATGACCAGTTGGGAAAACCCAGACAGTTCACCAGATACAATGGAGATATTCAGCGGCTATATGGATCAACTTAGCATCGACGAAGGCGCAGAAACGTCAACGGTGAAGCTGACAGTTGAAAGCCGGTTGATTGATTTAGAACGTCCAAGAACCCGCCGTTATACCCGCGAAAACCAGCAAATCCGACATTCAGGGGATCGTGCCTTTGATTTTGTGGAAAGTCTGCAAAGCCAAAGGTTACAATGGGGCGGCGGTGGCTAAATGCGCGTTGCAAATTGGGACATAAAACTAGCGGAATATGTCAACAGTTTGCGTGATTATCCGTTCATTTGGGGCGAACATGATTGCCTGACCTTTGTGAATAATTGCGTTGAGCAAATACGCGGTGAAACCTTTGCTGATGATTGGCTTGGTGATTATACGACAGGCAGGGGCGCATTTAAGGCTTACAGAAAGCTATTATATTCGCAAGAGTATGACACCATCTGCGAAATGTTAGATGACAGGCTAGGGCGGTTCACTGGCCGCTTTCCACCAAGGGGAACCGTTGTTGGCCGTCCGTGTGATCAAAAGATTGGTGTTTTGCCCATTGTTCTTGGTATAGTGGTGTCAGACTTGGCGGCTTTCATCGATACCGATGGCATGATATTATCGCCATTAGACGAAAACGATTTATTTTGGAGCGTTGAGTAATGCCATCCTTTATTGCCGCAGTGATTACCGCAGTCTTGCCCGCCGCTGGCGCAACGGCGGTGACTGTTGTCGCGGCTGGTACAGCAACGGCTATCACTTACGCCACGATTGCGGCTTATGCCATTGTGACGGCGGCCACCGCTTATTCAATGAATGCGCTGCAAAAGAAGGCTATGAACAAGGCTAGAGCAGCAGCGGCATCAGTTGCGGCAGCGCAAAAGGGATATGGCACCACGGTGAACGCGGTTTCACCGGCAGCGGATCATGCCATTGTTTATGGTCAACAGCGGGTTGGTGGCGTTGTCTTTTATCGGTCAGTGACAAATGATCAGCAATATCTACACAGCCTGATTGCCTTGGCTGGCCATGAATGTCACGAAATTGGCGATATTTATGCCGGCGACACATTGTTGACGCTAGACGGCGATGGCTTTGTGACCAATTCCGAATATCAGCTAAAGGATGAAGATGGCAATGTGACAGGGCCAGCTATCCGCATCAACAAGCATTTGGGAACCGCTGGCCAAGCCGCTGATGCCGATCTGGTTGCAGAAGATGGTGCATGGACAGCCAACCACCGTGCGGCTGGTGTGGCCTATATTTATGTGCGTGCAGAACATAGCACCAACGTGTTCCCGCAAGGCTTGCCGGTGTTCAGCGCGGTTGTGAAGGGAAAGAAGGTTTACGATCCGCGCACGTCCACAACAGCATATTCAAACAATGCGGCACTTTGCTTGCGTGATTATCTTTTAGCTGATTATGGCCTAGGCGCAGAAACCAGTGAAATCAATGACACCGCATTTTCAGCGGCGGCAAACACATGTGATGAGAATGTCACCCTAGCAGCCGGCGGCACTGAAAATCGTTATACGGTTGACGGATCGTTTGTCACATCTTTGCCGCCTGATGACATCATCACGGATTTGGTGGCATCAATGGCGGGTGTGATTTGGTATTCGCAAGGCCAATGGGGAACTAAAGCCGGCGAATATACGACACCTGTTTTGACACTGGATGAAGATGATTTGCGCAGCAACTTGCAGATCAGCACACGCCACAGCCGCCGTGATAACTTCAACACGGTCACAGGGACGTTCACAGGTCCGTCTACAAGCTATCAGCCGACAGACTTCCCACAGGTCACATCATCCGCTTTCGTTAGTGTGGACAACGGTGAAGTGGTCACACAAGACATCCCTTTGCCATTTACGGCAACACCCACAATGGCACAGCGGATTGCCAAGATTGGCCTGTTTAGAAACCGTGAACAATTCACCATTTCTGGCACATTTGGCTTGACTGCCTTGCAGTTGCAGATTGGCGACATTGTAAACATTACCAACACACGCCTAGGCTTTAGCGTGAAGCCGTTTGAAGTGGTTGATTGGCGTTTTGGCTTAGGCGCAGATCAGACGCTAGAAATATCGTTGACCTTGCGTGAAATCAGTTCAGGGGTGTTTGATTGGGATGCAGAGGAAACCGCATTCGAATTGAACAACACGGCGTTGCCTTCACCGCTAGAAACAGCATCAGTGGGTGTGACAATCACGCCAATCGTGCGCGAAGTAAACCAAGCGATTGCTGGCGGCTTTGAAGTGGATGTTAGCGCATCTGAACCTTATGTGGCGCAGTTTGAAGTGCAATATCGCAAAGTGGGAACAACTAAATATATCAACGGCGGCATTCAAAAGGGTGGCACCTTTGACATCACTGGCCTTGAAGATGGCAGCTATGACATTCGCGCTAGGTCAATCAATGATTTTGGCGTGGTTGGGCCTTGGACGGAAGTGGCTGGCCGTGGGTTGGACATTCGTGATGTCTTGGGAACACCTGATGACGTTCAAGACTTCACCGGCAACGTCATTGGCAGCGCGTTGCACTTATCTTGGACACCTATCACGGCGGCAAGCCTTTCACACTACAAGGTTCGCTATGCATCAGAAACAACAGGTGCAAGCTATCAAAACGCAGTGGACATTGTTGACAAAATATCCCGTCCAGCAAATACGGCAGTTGTGCCAGCAAAGACAGGCACTTATTTCATCAAGGCAGTTGATAAGATCGGCAGCGTGTCGGACAGTCCAGCCAGCTTGGCAGTGATCGTTGACCCAAATAATGTTGAAAACTTCAACGCAATAACAACATTGACAGAACATCCATCTTTTGCCGGCACTACAAACAACGTTGTTGTGCTAGAAGATGCGACAGGCTTTTATTTAGCTTTGGACACTATCGATGATTTTGATGATGGCACTGGTGACTTTGATGATGCGCTAGGTTTGTTTGATGGTTTTACAGGCACAGTTTCACAGGGTGAATATTACTTCAACAATTCGATAGATTTAGGCGAAGTTTATACAAGCCGTATTTATCCCAACTTTAAGGTGGATTATCTTGATTACATCAACGATTTCGACAGTGCCACAGGGAATTTTGATGATCGTCTTGGAGATTTTGACGGCGATCCAGCACAGTTTGACATAACATCAGCAAAGTTCCAGTTGCGCCACACAAATGATGATCCATCGGGATCACCAACATGGTCAGATTGGCAGCCATTTGTTGTTGCCGATATGACCGCACGGGCGTTAGAATTTAGGGTGCTTATGACTTCTTCAACAGGATCGGCAACGCCAGCCGTGCGCGAATTAGAAGCGCAGATTGACATGCCTGAAAGAACCGTGTCAGAAAATGACATTACATTCACAGGCACACGCAGTATAACATTCCCGACAGCGTTCAAGGCCACACCGGCCATCGGGGTTGCACTGGCCAACTTGGCTGATGGTGAACGCTATGTTATAAGTAACAAAAGCCGCACGGGGTTTGATATTCAAATTCTTGATGGCGCAACGCAAAGCACCAATTCAGTTGATCTGGATTATGTGGCTAAAGGATACGGCAAGGAGATAGTCTAAATGTCGCAGCATGATTTTAACATCGCCAACCAAGGCTTCCCAGCTACACGGGCAGACATAAACAATGCATTCCAAGCGATTGCGTCAAATTCATCAGGGGCAACTGCACCGGCCACAACTTATGCAAACATGTGGTGGTACGACACAGCCAATAATAAGATGTATTTGCGCAACGAAGCAGATAGCGCATGGATCGAAGTTGCGACAATCGATCAAACCAACAACGAATGGCAGATCACAACAGGTACAGTTCAAGCGGCTGACGGGGATGGCGCAGTATTACGGACAGATGAAGGAACCGCGCGGATCACGATTGCAGACGCAGGGAATGTGACTGGTGCAAGTGACTTGACCGGCAATGGCAATTTGGATGTTTCAAGCGGCACGATCAAGTTGGATGGGAATTATCCTACTGGTACAGATAACGTGGCGTTGGGTGATGCGGCTTTAGATGCGCTTACAAGTGGATCAAGAAATACAGCGATTGGCTCTGCATCTTTGACAGCAAATACAAGCGGGC